ATTCTTGCTCTCTGAGGGATTGTTCAAGTGCTAATTGCTCTGGTGTAGCTCCGCCATACAGCATTGAGCTTGTTCCGCCTCGCCCTTGAGCGTATAGACGTTGCTCCAGAGCTTGACGCTGACGCTCAATACCGGGTGCTCGCATTGTTTGTAGCTGGCTGTATAGCTGATCAGGAGTGACCTGAGTTGCTGGAACAGCACCCAATGCCTGACTCAGTAAGCCTTGTTGAATAGCGGCTGGAGTCTCTCCAAGCTGTTGTGTTAACTGTCCGCCAGCACCGACTTGAGTAGTACCGGTTCCTGTTGTTACAGTGAACGGAGTAAACTCAGCCGCCTGTGCCGCAGTCTGCCCAAGCTGTGTAGCCTGTCCAGATAAGTCAGTTCCTAAACTTTTAAGATAATCAATTTGATCCCCTGAGAGCTCATACGGTAAGTATGCAGAGGCTATCTGACCTCCGGCTCCGATCAAATCTGCTATACTAGCCATCAGTATGTACCACCATCAATTGTACCTGCTGTTAGTGTTCCTGTAACAGTTACAGCCGCCGCAGTAAGCGTTCCTGTAAATGTTGGAGATGCAGAATCAGATTTTGTTGCTATCGATGTTTGAATAGCATCGAATTCTGTATTGATCTCTGCTCCCTTAATGATCTTTGCAGGGTTACCAGATGCCAAAGTATCCTTCACCGCAAAGTTGGTTGCTTTCGTATAGTTTGACATTAGATAGTCCTTCCTACAATTGCTTGTGCTGTCAGTCTTTGCACTGAAACAGAAGCTCCATTCACTTCTGCTTCAATTCCTAGTTGTACTACTTGGCCTCCGCCACTAGCGTTTACTGTTGGCCGGTTGACAAGTACCCCTGCGTTAAATTCACCGATGTTATATTCCGCAATGTTGTACTCTGCAACTACTTGAGTGGACAAAGTAAATCTTTTCTTTTTGTAAGCGTATGAATAATCGTAACCCCAGTTCAATACAATGTCTGTGGAGCTACCACCGATAACAGTGATCTTTAGATTTTTTAGTAGTTTTAAATTTGATGGAGCACCGAAGTCAATGTAGTTGGTAAAGTACGACATTTGATACGCAGTGCCATTGTCGGTAAATCCATCATACTTTGCAATACCGGCTCCTTTACCTAATAACAAATCACCGGCTCTGGTTCTACAGAATGCCTGTGGAGCTATTGTATCCCATTGTGTCGTTCTGTGTGATCCGTCCTGCAATGGGGTACGCATGTCAAAACAGTATGTAATATTTGTAGTAGGTAAATGTAAAAGGTAAAATGCTTCTTCTGGAGAATACACCGAAAAGATATTACCGACTTCTGATTGCAAAAAGTTTGTTAGTTCAGTACGAATGTTTTTAGAAATGTCAGTCATAGGTGCTGACTTTTCTTGGATTGTTCTTTTGAGACTGCGAACACCGGAATCTGATAAGAATAGTAAATCTGTTCCAGTAACCTGTACAGAGTCTCTAGCAATACAACCAATACCAGCAACAGTGTCTGCTAATTGCATAGTTGCAGGGTCATTTGCACCGGTATAAAGTAATATTTGGCGCTTTCCAAAGATAGCCAATATTCCGTTATGCACCGCAAGCGCAGTAATCTCATCCGCACCGTCAGGCCAGACTTTGGAGATATCTATAGAACCAGAACTTCCCGTGTCCCAAGCGGCTCCAATGAGTAAATCGCTCCAGTAGACAGTGGTGTTATTGGTTGACGTTTTGGCAACCCAGAGTCTACCAAAGCCAGACTGAACAATATCACCAGCAGGTACAGTACCGGAGTAATCCGGGTGTGCGCTAACTTCATCACAAGTGGTCCCATCATAGTAAATAGGATCAGACCCCTCACGGAACAAGTAATGTATACCGTTTAAAGTAGCGTGATCGTATAGACCATCGGACACTGTATGTGATGCCGGTGTAATATCAGTAAGTGTTGTTGTGCCTTTGTAGATAGCTGAAGCACTGCTTGAAATTACTTCAGTAGTGCCATCAGACTTAACAAACTCCCCGATAGATACTATCGAGTCTCCACCAGAAGTTGTTGCGTATGTCCATCCTTTGCGAGCACCGATACGTCCAAATTGGTCAATGACGCAATTGTCGGCAACCAATGCAAACTGCTCAGGCAATGAAGTTGGGGAGTCTTGGGTGTTAAGCCCATAGAACCCCGGAGCCTGAATTGCAATACTCTGTAGCTCTTTTGCCATTAGACTGTTGTCCAGATAGTTTCGTCAGGACTTAACCCGGCATCGAATGCCACTGCGTTAGAAAGTTCTTGCTGTGCAAAGATTGCTTGCTCAGCCGCTGATTGACCACCGGTTTCACCTCGTTCACGTAGAGCATATGAATACGCCCATTGAACAATAGGGAATGTCGGGACGGATACTGTGTCCGTGTCTGAGGTCAAATCTGATGGACGTTTGACTGCATACACACTGATCGATTTAACAGCATCTGGTGTCCGGTAGAAGCGAAGTTGTGCATCACCGTTACCATCTAAGCCGTCAATAGCGTAATATGATATTGGTCCTTGTGCAGATTCTGATTGCAGATTCAGTTTACGAATACGCTGTAAAGACTCTTGTAATACTTCGACATTCTCAGTCTCATTATGTACATACAGAATCTTAGAACGAACACCAAAGTCCGTTAAAGAATATTGGGCAGTCCCTGCAACCGTTGTGATGTCGTAAGTATACCTAAGACCTGTCCAGTCCCAAGTGTCTTCAACCAATCTCTTGGCATCATTGACAAAATCACCGATGAGTTTGGAATAATCCGATTCATCGATGGTAGTAACTTCTTCTTCACGAAGTTTACGCAGAACTGCGTTGACAAGCTGTAAGTAAGTCATAACTATATGTTACCATAAAAGTTGTTAAATGTCAAGAAAAACTTCTTCCTAATACTTCACGTGAGAACAATGGTTCTTCATTCTGAGCTAGGTCAAACTCTGATTCTAAAGAAACGACTTCTTCATCCTTTTTAGTAGGGGTATCAGGCTGACCACCTTCAAGCAATTGAGATAAACCAATCATTTGAAACTCAGGATTAAGATCAAGCGTATTGACATCAATACCCATGTCTCCTAGTTCTTTGAGATTGTACTTTCCACCAAGATCTGCAGTCCGGAATCCACTAAAGTCTACTTTAGGGATGTTTTCTTTAAATTTTGTAGCTAAGTAGTCGAAGTCAATGTCATATGGCTGTAGCGCACTAAAGTTAACTTTACCTTTAACTTGAGGAAGTTTACTGGCTAACAGTCTTGCTTTGTCTTCAATGTAGGATGCGTTCTTACGAACATAGTCTTCAATTGCTGAGAATTGTGATGTGTCAATGCCTAAGTCTGTAGCAAACTTATTGAAGAACTCAGGTGCTCCTAAGTCAATACCTGACAAGTCAATACCTACGGTTGATGCAAGCTGTCCTAGATCTGGTGTTGCACCGCCTCGTTTATTGTATTCTTTAGCACCAGCTATTAAAGCATCTGATGTATTAGCACCTTGGTCTAATTTTACTGCTGTACGTAAACCTGCATACCCAAGAGCATTGATAGTAGGATCGTCAGAACCTAAATATCCGACAAGTTCATCGCCGTAGCGATTTGTAATAGATTCTAACGGATCTTTACCCTCAACAAGAACATCATAACCTACACGGGCTACATCCATGTTCTCTCTGACAATGTCAAAGGCTTCAGAACCAATAGCATCCTGTAGTGCTTGTTGTCCTGCTTCTTTAATACCAGAAGCTTCAAGAATGTCTTCACCATATGCAGAAACAATAACTTGCAGTGGATCACCGCCTTCAGCTAATGCTACAGAGGTGTCTAAGGCTTTCTTAACATCAGCAGGGAGAGGCTCACCTGTTTGGATATCGTACCCTGCGGCGGCCATAGAAGCCACTTGAGACGGTGATAGTTTCTCACCTGAGTCTAGGGTAGCATAAGCATCTAAAAACGGAGCATACTGAGGAAAGAATACTTGTGCGGCTAACTGGACATAAGGGTTCTGAATGGCCTTGTCAATCTCGTCAACACCTTCACGAACAATGTCTTCAAACTGCTCACCTGCTTTGACAATTGGGTCAACGACAGGAGCAAGTACAGCATCATCAATAGCCGATCCAACATCACTAACCGCTTCTGTAACTCGTCGTATTGGACTCCAACCCATTAGTTGTACCTCAGTATCGTGTAGTTGTCTTGCTTGGCTAATATTTGAGCACCAAGCATAAGATTAAAGTTTAAGCTCTTTATGTTATCTACTGTAGTATAACACGTTCCAAGCTGTGTTAATAGATTGCTTAGGTGACGCTTAAGTGATGGCTTCCAATCTAACACTTCACAATGAAGAATCTTCTCACCATCATCGTCAAACTTAACGACAACAATGTGATTGTCGCTAGAGTCTATTACCACTTCTTACAAGACCAATAACGTGCTGTGAGCTTGCTAGGTGGGCTAGTGTCGCACTTGTGACGTGCTCTAAAGCTCTTACGTCTAGCAGGCTGATCTTTCTTGATAGTCATATTAGGATCACCAAAGCGAATGGTTTTAGTCTTGTCACCCTCTTTAGCAACTACAACAAACTTCTTAGATCCACCCGGAGTGCGCTTAGGCTTGTTATAGCCACTGACACCTGCACGAGCTAGCTTAGGGTCTTTAGACTTAGGCATCTTAGCCTCCTTGAATAATGTCGTTGTGCTCTATAATAGATACAATTAACGTCATAGACTGCGTAGCACTGGCTGTAATTGTTTGTCCTGCATCTATAAACACAAACGTATTTTCATTACCGCCGATGTCTTTAAAGTCTTTGGATGATATTGCATAGTCATTCAAAAGCGCAAGACCATTAATTGACATATCAATTGTTCCGTTAGAACCAGACACGTTAGTAATATAAGCGTGTACCCATTCAGCTTTCTTACCTGTAGGTACTGTATACACTGCCGTAGGTGTAGCTGTTAATGTGGCCCCAAATGATTTACGAATACTCATTTCTTCTTCCAGTCAACACGCTTAGATGATGTCTTCTTCTTCATGGCTGTCTTAGCACCTGCGGCCTTACAAGCGGCTTTGGTAGGTCTACAGGCAGGATAGCTCTTACGCTTGTCCTTAGAGCCTGAGCGTCCACAAGGTTTACCTGTCTTGCAGTCTACCCAACCTTTGCCCTTGTTCTGACCAAACCACTTCTTGAGAGAAGCACCAGATTTACTTTTTCTTACGGCCACTCTTGTTTCCCCAGTTTTTAGCACCGACTTTTCTGCACTTGGCTACAGCACCTGAAGCATACGCTGAAGGCCAGACCTTGTAACGGGCTTTGACCTTACGAGCGCAAGCGTCTAATTTTTTCTTTTTAGCGGCCATTAGGCTTTAGCCTTCTTCTTAGCTGTAGCAGATAACTCACTCATGTGATACAAAAACTTACTATTTTTAGTGTGTCGAGCACCAGACATTGGTTTGCCTTTGGAGTCTTTGTGTGTAGCCCCTTTGTGCTCTGTACCATCTCTAAAATAGTGCTTGACACCTTTAGCCATTACTTGTAGCTCCGAATTGCTTTAGAGGTACATGACATTGTGCCTGAGTCCTTGTTAGGGTTGCTCATATACTTCTTCTTTTGTTTGTTCTTCTCTTGCTTGTAGGCTGGGCCTTGCTTACCATACATCATAATTACTTCCTCATCATCTCCATTAGACCTTTACCGGCTTTGACACCGAATGAGGCCAGTACAATCACCATGAGAATCTCATGATACCATATCGGCAAAGTTGCCAATGCGTTGAATCCCTGCTGAATATGTGGAACCATACTTGGTATAAAAACAAGTATCAGCGGGATACTGAACACTATCGTTAACCACTCGTCTTTCCACGAGTTCTTGGACGCTTCTGCCATGATGCGTTCCCAATCCGCTGTGGACTGGGCCGCTGTTTTCAGT